ATATTAGGTATGGATATAGACTTTAGGCCAAACCTGTTCTGGAATGTTCTGTGTTCTGAGAATGCTTATCAACTATGAAATTGACACCAAAACAGGATGCATTCGTGTTGGCATATCTCGAAACGGGGAATGCCACCGAAGCGTATCGGCGTGCATATGACGTTGGGCGCATGCTCACATCAACTATCAGCAACAACGCGTGGACGTTGATGCAAAAGGCAGAGATAAAACAGAGGATTCAGGACGCCCGCGATGCAACCGTGTCAGTTGCAACAATTGATCGTGCTGGTGTTCTGGCCCTTATCACTGAAATCGCAACGGCCGATGCAAGCCAATTGTCAGAAGTCCAGGTGCGGTGCTGCCGTCACTGTTGGGGCGTGGGATATCACTATCAGTGGAAAAATGATGCGGAGTTCGGCTTTGCGCTGGCAGAGGCGATAGACCGGAATGCGCGTAAGCAGAGCGAGTGGGAAAAGAACCGTAACCTTGGTATGAAGCAGGGGTCATTAGAACTTGATCCGCTACCAGTCGACGTCGGCGGCTATGGGTTTGATGTGACTGGTTCACCTAACCCGGAATGCCCTAAGTGCCTGGGTGAAGGTCATGTGAAAACGATATTCAAGGACACCCGTAAATTGCGGGGCGCAGCGAAGCGTCTGTTCGCTGGTGTGAAGGTGACGAAAGACGGTATTGAGATAAAGCAGCGCGACCAGGCACACGCGCTATCGCTGCTTGCCAAAGAGTTCAACATCGCCAAGGACGCCCCAGCAGTGCAGGTAACGAATCAGGTCGGCATCAACGCACAGGGCGCGCAACAGGTTACAGTGGTATCGGTTGATCCGCTTGAGGCGTCACGACAGTATCAGGAACTGATGAAGGGGGCGATATGAAATGGGAACCCGGCGCACGTGCCGCAATCGTTATCAGTGAGCACTATGAGAATCACAACCGTGTGGTTCGGCTGGTTGAGCAACATGGCTATACATCGCGCGGCCCTGCATGGGTGGTCGAAGACGGCAAGGATTTTAAGGGCTATGACCATCGGCACTTGCCGGAACTTGTTCTCATGTGGTCAGATAAATTGGGCATCGAGCAATGGAAGTTACGTTTGATTGATGACGACGAACCTGTTGTGATACGGGATGGGATTGAATATGTCGAAGCATAGCGGACCACAACGGACCATCGAGCGCACAGCGTGGATACGGTTCGCGTACGTGTGTGACGTCGAGGATTTGACCATCAGTATCAGGCGAGGTCTGCTTGATGTCGAAGAAGTTAATGCCGCCAGTAACGCGACTATCGTCATTGACCGGATGTTACGCAACGGACGGTCCAACTGGCGGCGCAGGATGCTTAACACCATCATGCGGCATAATAGGCGGGGCAGTATGCCATGATGGGGGCTTCGGGCCGCGCACTCACGCGGCCCATTTTTTATGCTGCCTCACCTGTCAATGCTTCCTGACTCTCAGGTTGCGCCACTTCTGGCTGTTCAAACTTCGACATCGCCAGTTCCATCAGTTGCGTTGCCAACGCTAGCATGTCCTCACGCGTCGCACTGGCTGGAATGGTCAGGTGCAAGTGTCCTGCTTCGAGTCGCTGACCTTCACCATGTGACGATCCACCCTTGCGCGGCGCGCGCACCTTGTCGCATGCCAGCAGTACCTCATTGACTGACTTGACCTTGAGTGCCGCAACGGCCGGGCGCAGTGCGCTCACCAGGTCTGCCGCCTTTACGGTTTGGGCCAGTTCCGCAACGTCGCCGTTCATGTGTGTGTCGTACAGCGCAATAGCTGCGGTAATGCGCCGGTTGACTGCGCGCCAGTCGAGCGTACCGGGCTTGCTGCACTGCCAGCCTGCGCCGTTATAAATCGTCAACAGTGTTTCGCGCCCTAACCTGCGTGACGGCTCACTGTCGTACATAACGGCCAGACCGACTGATAGCTCTATTTCGAGTGCGGTCTGTTTGTGCATCGCTGCTTCTACAAGCGCCTTGGTATATGCGCGAATGTGTGTCTTGTTCATCTTGGTCACCTGTTAAAATGTCGGTTGAATTGGCACGGCATTTGCCGTACAGTTCCGTTGTAGACCGTTACTAATGGTTTGACAAGAAGTATTTCGACCCCATGACGCGATGGCGTCTAACAACTGGAGATTGACCGATATGGGCAAGCCTACAAACATTGCAGGACCGTCAACCGCACATTCGCAGGCCAAAGAGTTCGCGGCGCTCGCTGGTGTAGCATCCGCACCAGCCGACGTCACCACATTGCAACAGTTACTCAAGACGGCTATTGCAAAGCAGGCGGAACTGACGGAGCAGAACGAAGCGTTGACTCAGGCGAATAACGAAGGTGCAGGCACGGTTGCGTTGATGAACACAAAGATTGACGAACTGACCGCAGAACTGACCGCAGAGAAGGAAGCGCACGCCAAGACGCAAGCGGCACTTACCGCAGCAACCGCTTCGTAACGGAGCACACCCCCATCATGGAAACTTGCAAAGGAACTAACTGCACATCAGACGGCACGACGCCGCATAGTGCTGAATGTGCGGCAGAATACGAACGATGTACTGCCGGATGTGAATTTGACGAAACTGGCGACATCACAATGACGCGCGAAATGGATGATACGTGCCGCTATCGCTTTAGATTCTGGCATAAGGAGGATGGGCCTAATCATCCAAGATCGTACGTATCAGGCAATCTTATGCAATTTCACATTGCGGTGTGCTTGATGCGATTGGTCAAGGGTTGGGTGCGCTATCCGGTTTGTTTCAGTATCGTTGATGAGGTACGTCGCAATGCAGACACTTAAGCTACGGATGGCAATGAGTGTTGCAAATGGGTGGATCGCTGCGTGGTTTCCTGGTGAGGAAATGGACGGCAAGTTGTTTCGTTCTAGCGATTTCAGCGAAGCGGCGACGACCATTCCACGCTACATGTACATGCGTCGTCTTCGCAAACAGGTCAAGTTACCGTTAGGGGTACACCATGCAACAGTTCCCAATCACCGCTGTTGAGAAAGTCACACTTTTGCATATCGCGCAAAAGTGTGAACAGCGCGGCGAAGATTCGTACGCTCGCGTGGTCCGCCAGATGGTGCAACGGTTGTGGCCCGATGCGCGTGTAGTGGATGACGCGGTTAAGATTGACGGCGCGTTTGGGCATCTGTTGTGATACACTCCGCTCTGCTGTAACGTTAGTAACGATCCAAACCTTTCGAAAGGATATCCCTATCATGAAGAAGTCGATTCTTGCAATGCTCCTGTTGACGAAACATTCGTTCACCGATGACGCCCCGGCCGCTGGCGCTGCTGCAACGGTATCGGTCACTGTTCCGGCCGAACATGAATCGCTGGTGACGCGTATTCTGGCGTTGCTCGAAAAAGATGCGACCTGGCTGAAAGACAACATCGAAGCGGGCGTGTCGCATTTCGAAGCCATGTTCGAAAAGTCGGATACGCCGACCGCCGCAGCGTCGACGGGTGCACAGGCAGCAGTACAGACCGATGCGCCCGCTGTGTCTCAGAACGGCCCGGTAAGTACCGAACAGTAAAAAGGTTTCTCACGCCGAACGACGGCTCGTATAGCTAGTTCGCATTGTTGGAAGGAACGCCCCATGCTAACCACATGGGGCGTTTTGTTTGTGCTTGTCAAACCGTTACTTACGGTTCATACTTGCCACCGTTGACTAACAGGAGCCAAACAATGACAGCATTTCTGTACGTAATGGTGGCAATGATGCTGATTGCGTCGTTGACGGTTGGTTGGGTCGCGCTGCGCTATCACATGATGCCGCCCGAAGTCGACCCGCGCGTGCTTGATATCAACTGGCCGTGTGAGGATGACCATGATCCGATATAACGTCTCACCATCCGCGCTTGACATGTGCGCGGATGGTGATTTCGTCAAATACGAAGACGCCCGCCGCGATATTGGGCGTCTGGTCAACGAACTGTTCGCTGTGCGTGTTGCATACAAGGAACTTGAGGCACAGCGACGTCGCGACCTGAAAGTCAAGGATGACCGAATCGACAGGCTTGAAGCGGCGGCGCATCGTGCGGCGTTTGAACTTGGTTATGCTGATTCCGATCCTGACAAAGGACGAACATGATTCGCTATGGTCTGATGACGCTCATTATTGCTTGCGGTGATGCAATTGACGGATATCGCGTTGCGTACGCCAAGATGCAATCCGGTGCGGGACGTGCCATATGTCTGCGTCAAATTGCTGACTACACCTTGATGCGCGACCGGATAATTGACAACCGGCGTATGTCGGAGGTCTATTGGAGCAAACTACCATGACGCTCCATACCAGCCATTTACAGAACCTGACTATCGGTGAAGATGCTGACTGGCGCACCCGTGTGACAGAACCTGACGGGTCGACCCGTACGCTGATACTGAACGGTCGGGCTAGTTGGAAAAAGGTTAGCGCCGTATGTCATGCGCGGTGCTTCGCGCTCCGCAACCCTATGTGCAAGGTGCATGTCGAAATCTTTGGATACATTGACGATGAAGGTTAGGTGCTCATTCGTCAAATAATTGTTGACGGTACGAAAGTAACGGTTTTATACTTGTCACACTTTCACACAACAAGTAGGTGACGAAATGTTGCAATATACGATTCGTTGGTATGACGCGGAAAATCACACATTGAATTTCAGCAGTTGGGCACGTTGTACTGCTGTCATGTCAAGATTGGTACGTTCGGGCTTCAAAGTAGAACTGACGTTTGAATAACCCCCGTTTCCCGGCGCTCGCACAGGTCGGGACTTTTTCCTCATAGGTGAAAAATATGCTTTCGTATCACAACGATCCGGTAGTAAAACTGAAGTATCAGGCCCGTTTCGAAGCGCATCGCAAGGCCGATGATGTCATTCAGGGTACGGGGTATGACAACGGTCGCGGTTGTTTCGTCGGTTGTACTCTCAACAAGTACGATCATTCGCGCTTTCCTGTTGAGCTTGGCTGGCCGGAATGGCTAGCTCGTCTTGCTGACTCAATTTTTGAAGGCATTCCGAAGTCAGAAGCTCCGCAGTTTGGTACCGACTTGCTAGACGCGGTTCAGATCGGCAAGGATTTGGAGCCGGTTAAATGGCACTTGGCGATTGCTCGCCATAAAGTGCAGATCGAGCGTCTGAAAGACAATAGCGAACCCTATGCAGAACATGTTCGTAACGCGTTGCAAAGTGTCATCGTTTATTGCCAATCAGAACTTACAAACACCGCTACTGAAGAAATGGCGGAGTCGGCAGCGCGGTCGGCAGCGCGGTCAGCAGCGCGGTCGGCGGCGTGGTCGGCGGCGGAGTCGGCGGCGGAGTCGGCGGCGGAGTCGGCAGCGCGGTCGGCAGCGCGGTCGGCGGCGGAGTCGGCGCGGTCGGCGGCGGAGTCGGCGGCGTGGTCGGCGTGGTCGGCGTGGTCGGCGGCGGAGTCGACGTGGTCGGCGCGGTCGGCGGCGGAGTCGGCGGAGTCGACGTGGTCGGCGCGGTCGGCGGCGTGGCAATTCGAACGCGATACATTGTTGACGATTTTGCGCGAAATGTGATGCTGACCGATATCCGTATCCCTATCCAACCCGATACGCTCATTCTTGAACGCGATACGCTTGATTCGTGGATCATCGACAGCGTGCAGGGTTCAACAGT